GCTACCGTTGCCGATCCTGCCGTTCCATCACCCGTCCCGGCGGCGGTCACAAGTCCGTCCTCAAAGTCACTCACGAAAAAAATCCGTGAGAGACCTCCGAGGGCATCCTTGCAATCCAGCGCGCGGCCGAGGGTGATAGTACAGGCCATTATGCAGTGAAATCAAATCCTACCACGCCGTCGCCTGCGACAGCTACATTCACACCGATAGCGAAGTCCATGGTGACCTTGACGTTATCGCTTCCGTCGTACTGATACACGGGGATGAGGCTTGCGGCCTCGTTTCCTGTGTATGCGTTCGTCGCTACCACGATATTTTCGGGGTATGTGAAGGCGATGATGTCGGCGGTGTTAGGAATGCCAGCAGTTGGATAAACAGGGTATCCGAGGTAGTTGGCTCCGCTCAATTCTTGGTTGTAGCTGGGACCGGTGTTGGCAGCCGCAAGAGCTTGGAGATAGAACGCATATGCCTCATATGAGAGATAGAAACCGGCTCCGGGTTGCAACAAGATGCCGGGGCTCGCTGACGCTTGATCGAAGACCGCATTCATAGCAGCCAAGATGGTCGTAGCAGAGAAGGCACCAATGGCGTCCAAGTCAGCCTCAGCGAATCCACCCATCTGTGAAGCACGAACTCCAGTGATGTCGAAGGTTCCGTCGTCAGACAGCAGGCCGGTAGTCAAAGGATTCGCACCCGTCCAAATCAAAGACTCGACATCGTTAGCGGCTTGGGCAGCTGTAGAAGCGAGAAGGAACTGAGCGAAATCAGCGGGGATATTTCCGTCACGGCGCATACGGCCCTGAGCAGCCATAAACGTCGGGAAGATTGTCTTCCGGCAAATGACCTCCTTGACCATCAAGTCGTCCAAGGTAATAATCTGCTCGGTGAGCTGCGTATTAGCTCCGTCCGTACCTCCACAATCGGCGGCTTGGATGACGGTTGCTCCACCCGATTGTTGGTTGAAGCCGACGTTGTTAATGACAGCCTTGGCAACTACACCTTCCATGAGGCGGGCGCGGTTGTTTTTTAGGGTCTCGGCACCGGTGATGGCAGCGGTAACGTATGGCAGGGCCAGCTCTCCGGCATATGTGCCGCTGACCACATCCATATCGAAGTTGTACTTCTTACTCATGATAGGTTGGAAATAATATTAAAGGCGTGATCGACGCCGGAAAGGTTGGGGTTGATTTCTTTACTAAACTCGGCCTTTGGAAGGACGCGGTCGGGGCTTGCGGCGGGTGCCTCCTCCAACTTGGCGAGGCGTGCGCTGATAGCTTCGAGGGCGACCGTCATCTGGTCGGTGATATCGGAGAGCTGCGCAGACATCTCCACGGGCTTCTCTTCCTTCATCTCTTCTTTCTCCTCTTCGGCGGCTTCGACTTCCTCCGTGGGGGCCATCGCTTCCTTCACTACCTCGACAATCTCGGCGGCTACCTCTGGAGAGATTTGGAACTTGTCGACGAGGGCGGCCTTGACGGCGGCCATCTCATCCTTCTCCTCTTCGTGGTCTGCGGCTTCGGTCTTCTCCTCCTTGTCGTCCATCATCTCGACGACTTGCGAGCTTTCGTCTACGGTGACGCTTCCGCCATCGCTGAGTTCATACGATCCAGCTTCCAGGGGAGCGGCCTCGCCGTCCTCGCTCAATACGCGAACGGAGGCGCCGGCGCTGAAGGCTTCGGCTTCGGTTGCAATAACGCGCCCATCATTTAGGCGGGCTTCGGCATAGAGGTCTTGACGCTCTGCCTCAACGACAGACCGTACAGCCTCTTTAAGTTTCTCGATAACGGACATTGATGGAGTTTCTAACGGTCGATATAACGGCGATTTATTCGTTTGGCAGGAGCGGGTCAAGCTGCTCGTGATTCTCACACGGCATATACAACGCCCGGCCATTGATTTCGTGAGCGTGGTGACCTTCGCACCCTAACGCCTCGGCCATCAAGCGGGCCTCTAATGGGGTTCCAAATAAGGGCTTACCGTCTAAGAACGCGATGGGCTCAAGCACATCACGCACGGCGGCGGCAATAGTCTCGATGGTGACATCTTCCATCTTGACCAACTTATCGATGAAGTACCCCTCGATGGAGAACCCCCGGTATTTTTTGTCCTTGACATCGGCCCACACGTCGCCGTTGGTGACGCGAACGGAAACCATCCACGTCCCGACGGGAACATCGAAGCCATACACGGCGGCCTTGTCTTTGTCTTTGTCGGCTACTATCCAGCTCTCAAAGATGGACAGCCCGTCGACCTTCGTCTGGTGCTCTACGGTATATTCTCCGTTGCGCTTCTGCCTCATAAAAAGCTCGGCGGCCTGCTGTACCGTCTCCTTGGAGAAGTAGACCTCGAACTCTTCCTGCTTGCTCTCGTCCCATCGCGGGATCATCTTCTCAGGGATGAGCGCCGGACCGACGAGGAGCTGCTTGTCTTCGTCAATCTTGGCGAGGGTGAGCTTCTGGTCTTTGTTGAAGTACACGAAATTCTCTTCTATAGCGGGGAACTTTACAAGGCTGATAGCCTCGACTCCGAAATCGTCCTGTTCCTCGTCAATCAATAGCTCGACCGTTCTCATAGCGTCGTTTGAATTTGTAGCTCTCTGTTGAGTGCTTGCTTGTTGCTTATCTCCTTCTCTACAACATATGCGCGGACGGGTTCCGGTGTGGGGTTCTGCTGATTGGGGACCAACGAACCAACATCGACACCGACCGACTGGACGCCACCCCCTCCGATAGAGGCACCCCCTCCGGCGGAAGAACTGCCACCGCCTCCAGAATTAAACGAGGTGGATTTGATAGCGGCCACACGAGCCAAGCCTGAAGCGGTAGCTGCGGCGGCAGCAATAGCCGCACGGATAGGAGAGTCAGGCGTTGCCGTCAGTTGTGAGGTGAACGCCTTTTGTGCAGCCATATACGTCGAGACCAGTGTCTCGGCTATACTGATAGCCTTGTTTCTGTTAAAGGCTTTTTTGTTTTGCTCTACTCCGCCCTTGCTGAAGGCTTCGTTTAAGTTGGACAAGATGCTCAGGGTCTGCGTCGCCGTTTGTACCTGAATCTCTCGCCTTGCCATTGCAGCGGCTCGCTCGTTGGCGAGGTCTTCCTGCCGGTGGCGCTCCTGCATCTCATTGACCTCCGTGGCGTACTGATCCAATACGGCCAGCCGCATCTCTTGGTTTTCTCCTGCCGCATCCATTAGGGCGTAGAAGGTGGCGTCGTGGTCCGCGATTTCTTTCTCCCTTTCCGTCAGGCGGCGCGTGGCCAGGTCTTCGTTGAGTTTGTCCCTCTGGGCAATACTTACCTCGCTGTGCTTTTCAAATAACGCTTCTATCTCCGCGTCGCGCTGTGCTTCAATTTGTGCCTGAAGTTGCGCGTTCTCGCCTGCGGCGTCCAGTTGAGTATTGTAAAAGTCCTCGATGGTGAGGAGCTCATTCTCTAAGGCGCTAAGGTTGGCGCGGCTGCGCTGGTCGAGTGAGTCGACGATATCCTGCTCGGCCTTTACGATGGCGGCGGCGGCTTCTTCTTCCGCTTTGCGTTTGACCTCGGCGGCGTCTGCGATGCGCTTGGCCTCGGCTTCTGCTTCTGCTGCCGCTTGTTGGCGGATGGTGTTGAGCTTGTTGTTCAACGTCGTCTGCATCTCAAACGACTCGGTCTGGAGGTCCATGACCTGCGCCTCCAGTTCGGCTTGCTTCATGCGATCCTCCTCCGTTTCGGACCCCATCGACATCCGCTCGGCGTGAATCTCGGCCTCTTTTTCTGCGATGCTGAGTCGCTCGGCCATGAGTGCCTTTTCAATTTCAATGGCGGACTTGGCCGCCGCTTCCCGTTCCTCAAGGCTTTTGGTCGTATCCTCGGCGACCATGTTGTACTCCTTGATGTCCTTCCGGTCCTCGGCCCGGCGTTTCGTCATTTCAATCTGACGGTCGATTAGAGCTTGTTGCGCCTTCTCCAATCTCACCGCCTGACTTATAGCCCCATCCAATGTTGCATCGACATCTTTTAGGGCATCGTTGAATTCCGCGGCGGCGGCAGTATGTCCTTTGGTGAACAGGTTGACGAGGTACCCCCCGGCCGCTTCGATGCGAGTCGTAAAGAATTGGACGCCGGCACTCAGGCCAGCCATGACCAGCTTCAGCTTGCGGGCTCCCGCTTCGGTCTTGGTAAACGCTGACACTAACGCAATGACCCCCACAACGAGGGCACCGATTCCCGTGGCGATAATGGCGCCCCTGGTTAGCTTGAGTCCCGTGATAAAGGTCTTGACTCCTGCCGCCGCTTTTTTGAATCCGGTGACTGCTCCCCCGGTGGCCTTATCTAACGCCCCGCCAATGCTTGCGCCCTCTTCGCGGGCTTCGTTAAGTTCGTCGGTAAAGTCAGCGAGTTGCTTTGCCGCTGCTCCGAGCCCCTTTACCTTGATGTTGATGTCGTAGTCCTGCGCCATTGCGTACTCCTTGGAGGACTTTCCGCCACCATGACGAGGCGCCCCACTCATAGTAACCATATAACAAAAGGCAATCGGGGTTGCCCCGGAGCTCGTATTGTGCCGACACCTCCAACACGCGGGGTATGGCTTGGCCTATGCCGTCGAGGTAGTCCTTCATTCCTGAATAAGTACCCGGTCGTTGACTCCGGCAAGGCGAGCGCCCGCCTCGGTGAGGATGGCGTCCTCGAACTCGGTGATGTTGGTGGCGTACATTCGGACCATCTCAACCTTAAGCGTCCAGTTGATTATTTCGTCGGCCTCTCCGGTGACAGCAAAAGACAACACGCCGCCGCTCATGGAGGCCGTCAACCTACGCAGGCCAGGAGAGCCGTAGTCGAGCTCCGTGCCATTGGTCTCGCTTACGGTGACCGTCGCGGCTCCGCCATTAGCTAAGAACCTCCACGTCTCGAACTTCGTTGTATACGGTACGCCAGAGGAACCGCCTACAGTTACCGAGGTAATGCGTACCACACCTACGGCGACGGTGTCGTCGGCTACGGCGATAGGTACCCCACCCGGTGCCGATGGTGTCACCGTGCCCGTGCCCGTTGTTTCGCCCGTCAAAATGACCTCATCGTAAACGCTTACGGTACCGCTG